CCCTCCTCTTCAAGGTCGTCATGCCCATGATCACGAGGCCCGGCACCAGCCTTCGCTGGCTTGCCACCTTCGTGAGTCGCCGCCATTATGCGTGGTACGCAATGGAGACTCAAGCGTCTGAGAACGGGCTTAAAGCCCGTGATCCCCGCTTTGACCATTGGTCCCGAATGATCATCAAGGCGGCATACAAAGACAAGGAAGACAATTTGATTTCCTGTTGGCCTGAAATGTGGCCTGTAGACAGGAAGCATAAACTGGAAGATCCTCGCCTTAAAGAACGTATCAGCCTTGAAGAGATCAAGGAGCAGATCGGATCTGCCAACTTCTCGTCGGAATACATGGCTGACCCCGGCTCTAGCGAAGATCAGTTCTTCCCCGAACTTGACGAGTCCCATCGTTGGTGGTTGACGAGCATTGATGCTGACTACGGTGCTAATCCAAGAGATTCTGCAACTCTCTTGAATTGGAAGGATCAAGAAGGCAACACTAAGAAGATGCCGATCTGTGACTTCCTCAAGGAGTCTTGGGTGTTCATGACGGTAGATACCTCGTGGACCTCAACAGGCGATTCTGACCTGAAGGTTTGCACGGTGATGGCGGCTACCCCCGACAACGAGTTGTTTGTATTGGATATCTGGGGGGCTCAATGCGATGAAAACACCCTCATAAAGAAGATCTTTGAGATTGCCGACAAGTGGAAGGTTCCTTCTATCCACCCCGAAGTCGTTCGCCAAAGCATCGCTCTTTATCAAAACCTCGATAGCCTTGTTAAACAGCGTGCGACCGAGATGTTTGGGGTTGCCCACATGCCAAAGATCGTGCCTCTCAAAGTAGGCATGATCTCCAAGTCAGCCCGGATCGGGGCTCTACAGTTCCGGTTTGAAAATGGCCTCATCAAGTTCCCGCTGGAACGCCGGATGGATCGGCATTGGACGAATCTCTTTGACCAGATTGAACAATTCAACCCCGAGGTAGCCGATGGAGGTCTTGCTAAAGACGACCATATTGATACTATCTCTATGTCTGGAAATATCCTTAAAGGGCGAATACACAGAAACCCTGAAGATATAGTGGACGATAGGAGTGTCGAAGACAAACTCCTAGACGGCGAATTAAAAGACGACGTTGGAACCCTTCTCGCCTATAAACTCGCATCAATTTCCCCGGAATTTGTCAATGAACTCCTCGCCCGAGCAGCAGATCAACCAGAGGATAGATCCAGTAGGGTCTGATCCTGCTTTTCAACAAGTGACAATTCCGTATTTTCTTTATGAAGCAATGGCAAGAGCCTATTACAGTCTTGATAGAAATGCCGATTTACCCGTCCAGCCTCCTCCTAAAGTGGGGGGAGATATTAATTTTGACGGGGTTCAGTTTAATCCGATGGATATCCCACCTCATTGGAAGCCGGGGGGCGTAGCCGCAAAGGAACGACATGTCTCAAACCAGATTCAAACTACCCAAAAAGAAGATTGAGATTTGTCGGGTCATTCGTGACCATGCCGAAAAAGAAATTTCGCGGCTGTCATATCGTCGAATTACTTGGCTGCTTACTTATTACTACTTGAATGGGATGCGTCGTTTCGATGTATTCGATCCTGAGTCCGGCAACTTGTCCCCCCACTACCTTGATGAAGAGGGGAATATGGAGTTCCAGAGTCAGGAGATGCTGTCTGCTATTGACCGGGCGTCTTCTCGGCTGTCTTCAATGGACCTTCGGCCCAAGATTCTTCGGACGGGAACCAGCCTCCCCATGATTCGCCAGCGTGCAACCGCCCAGTTGCTTGCTGATTCCCTTGTTTCTGACGAACAGGTTGCAGAAGTAAGTACTAAGTTTGCTCACTTGTTCACCTCGTTGGGCTCTTGCGGTATTCAAGGCCACATCACTCAGCACGAAACTATTGGTCTTACTTCAGATCTCGAAGTAATTCATCCAAAGGAAATCCTGCCTTTCCCTTCGCTTGGTCAAGACTACACCAAGCAGTGTGGAATGATTCGTCAGCGGCTTGTTCCGCTTGAAACTTTGGTTGAGAAGTTTGGGCCAAAGATCAAAGCAAATCTGGAAGATTGCGAATATTACGATATGGAGATCGGTGATCCTCTCGACGATCCCGATCTCACCCAAGACCACGGACAGACTGTTAATCCCTTTAACAACAAGGGGTATAAGAGTAATAGTGCCGACTCAATGACGGTTGTTCGTATTCGTGAACTCTGGATTGACGGAGATAGAGGGACTTGTTCTAGGTATGTCATATGTTCAGGTGATTACCTGATTGACGACCAAGACTTGAGTAGCAGTCAGACTTATTGCCCGATTGGCTTCGCCCGATTCATGGAGAACGGGTCGTTCCACGGCGCAGGTCTTTTCGATCTCCTGTTCAGCATTAACCGTGAGATGGAAAAGATGTTGAAGGCTCTCTTCAACAACATCAAGAATCTAGACAGGTACGGCGTTGTTGTTATGCCGCAGGGATCATTCAACGAGCGTTCGATCCTTCGAGAAGTAGGTGATGGCTTACGGATGATTTCGTATCAGCCTGACCCCCTCAATGAAAAGTTCAGCCCATTCACAATCCAGCCTCACAACGCAGGCGATGTTCCCGGTAAGACAGCCGCATTCGCCAAGCAGTTGATGCAGTCGATCAATCCAGTCCAAGACCTTATTGCCGAAAAGGGACGGGTGGACTCTGCAACCGGCCTTCAGTTCCTCGACGAACAAATCAATCGTGCCATGACGAATCCGACAATGGGAGTCGTTCAGGCATTCGGAAAGATGTATCGGAGTATGGTCTCAAACGCCACAAGAGAACTTGTGGTCAACCCTCATCCTATCCCGGTAAAGGCATTCGATCTTAATCTTGCTGGTGCGGTAGTTGACTTTGATCGAAGCGAGATCTCATTCCAGAATAATCCAATTCCCAATGTTGCTCATCTGACATTCTCTGTTCGGCAGATTAACCCGCGATCAGAGGTTGCTCGTAAGCAAGAAGCCATGCAGATGCTTCAAGCAGGTCTTACTGATCCAGACGGCCTTAAGTTGTTTGCACTAAAGGAGGGTCTGGACTTTGCTATGTGGATTGACGAAGATCAGTCGGCTTATGAGCAGGTCGTTCAAAACATCCTTCAACTTTACGGCAACGGATCAGATCCGGGTCAAGTTGTCATTACTCCTCATACCAGTAAGCCTGAAATTCAAATGAGGGTATTGTCTTCATTCATGTCAGGCCCTCTAATGACCAAGGCAGACCCCTTGGTCATTGACGAGTTTAAGAAGTATCGTGAAGCACTAATTCAATTCATGGGCGCATCGCTTCCTGCAATGGTGCCGAATCCAGATTCGGCAGCACTCTTTGCAGAACAGCCGCCTCAACCCGCCGTTCCCGGACCTCAGCCCGGACCCGGCATGACTCAAGGAGCCAACATTGGCTGAAGAGAACACAAACGTGGAAGAAACGAGCGAAAATCCTACCCCTAATGTAGAAGAGGTAGTTACACCGCAAGTCCCCATCGACATGGATCAGAAGATCAAGGTGGGGGGAGAAGAATTTACGGCTAGAGAATTGGCAGACACTGCCGAAAACTACGAAAATCTTCGGGCATATGCCGAAGAACTTGAGCAGTTCAAAGAAGCAACTTCTCGTCTTATGAACCCAGAAACTGATCAGGCAGTAAAAAAGAGGGATGCCACAGATATCCTTCTGAACATGAATTACACGCCTGAACAAGTCAGCGAGTGGGTTAAAATCTACGATCAGGAAGAACAAATGACTAGTCCGCAGCCCGAACAAGCCCCCCAGCAGCCTATGGTGGATCCCCGAACAGATCAGATCAATGATCAGGTTCTAAAGATGCGGGCTCAGATGCTTCAGCAAAATCTAGAAAATTCTCTTTCTAGTGCTATTAATTCAGATGGTGATGGTAAGGTTCTTATGGATTGGCTTGGTTCCAATCGTAGTGAAGAAGAAGCAAAGACCGCTCGTGAAAATGTTTCCGAGAGAGTCAGGGCTCAGGCTCTTGAAAACCTCCGAAACCGTAGAAACTACGCGGGCTCTTTTGATGATTCTTGGGTAGGGGAAGAAGTTAAGAAGGCGGCCAATTCGGTCGCAAAGGATATGCTCACGGTAATCGGCGATACGTCCAAGATTGGGCGTGTCCCGGAAACGGCGGGGCAGACCGAGACTCTTCACCGGAAGGAGCCCGTAAAGGTGCCAGACACCAAGGGCAAGTCTTTCGGTGATGTTGAAGCCCAGTTGCGTGACTGGACTTCTGATCAGATTCTTCGGTCGCTCTCCGATCCCGGTGGCGACTCTAAAGCGTGAGGTAATTTTTAATGGCTATTACGCAGTCAAGTGTGGGATCGCTGTTTGACAAGGACAGCACCCGCATCGAGGAAATCCTGTCGAAGCAGATCGACACGATTCTCCCGACTCTCGACCCAATTTGGCGAGATACCGTTGTTTCTTCGCAGGGCGTTGGCGCTGTCAGCGAATTCTCGAAGGACTTTCAAGTCAATAAGTTGTATCGCACTGGCATGAGCGGTGTCATTGAGCAGGCTTATCCTGTCGATGATTTCCCGCTGTACGGTGAAGATCCGACGACTCTTGGGAATCGTCTTCTTCGGAGCAACGCTCCGACTTCTACGTTCCCGGATCCGATGGATGGTGCTAAGCCCAAGACGTTCCGGCTTACCGTTCCGATGCGGGCTATGTACACCAACCTGTCGCTCACCCTTGGTGAACTTCAGATGGACGCCACTCCGGCGGTCATTGGTGATGTGGTTTCGCCGATTCTTCAGGGCTTTGCTCAGAACCTGAGCCACACGCTCTGTAACTACTGGTACCTCAGCCAGAACGATTCGTATCGTCTCGGTACTGTTGCTACGGTTAGTTATACCACGCTCGCTGATGGCGTTTACAAGTGCGCTCTGACTACCACCGAGAAGTCTTACGATCGGTTCTTCGCTGGTCAGCGGCTCGACATCATCAACGGAGCCGATCTTACTGATCGTCTTAACCATGTTGGTTCGGATCAGGCACAGGTTTACGTCGAGTACGTCGATGATCTGAAGGGCGAAGTCGGCCTCATCAGTACTAGCGATGTGCTTAAGACTAGTTTCATTGATGCAGCCGATATCCTTGTGTACGCCAACTCGGGTGCCAAGCGTGGCGACGGTGCCACTAACGGTGACTTTACCGGCATTGCTGGTATCAACTCGTGGATGAAGTCCACCGGCAACCTGCTCGGTGGTGAAGCCGCAGCAGTTGCTTCGACTTCTCGTATTGATGTTGATGAGCATCCTGAGTTTAAGTCGTTCTTCAAGGGCAGCGTCGGTGTTCTCACCGAACACAAGTTGCGTCAGTATCTCCGTCGATTCCACGCGGCGAAGAACAAGTTGGGTCAGACCATTGACAGCCTTACGGCGTCGGATGGTGTGTGGCTCGCTTACGAAGCCCAGAAGATCGGTCAGTACCAGATTGACCGGACTGGAAACCTCTCGAACCTCAACAACGAGGGTTCGGCTGAAGGCTTCGGGATGACCTTCGAAGGACGTACTTACAAGGGTCATACCTCTCAGTACGTTGAAGAAGGAACTGTTTACGGCGTCAAGACTTCCGGTGGAAACTGGAAGCGGTATGTGCCGCCTGATTACGCTGGTCTTCAGTCGATGGGTGAGGTTCCTTCGCACGTTCCGTTCCGGTTCGTGGTCCCGGCTCTCACCGGCGGCTCCAGCGTGAAGTTCCCGTACCTCCTTGGCACGGGTAACAAGATGACGGAAGCCGTTCAGATGCCCGGTATGCTGCGAATGCAGTTGATTCCGGAACAGGCTGCGGGCATGAAGTTGACTGGCGTCACGACCGATACGGTCTACGGCGACTGATCTCAGTAGTCATGGGAGGGGGGCATAGTCCCCCCTCCTCGACTTCCGGGGAGGCCGTCATGGCTAAGAAAACAAATAAAAAGGGTGCGATGAAGGGCTGCGGCATCAAGAATGGATGCAAGTCTAAGAGCGGTGGTCTAACCGCCAAGGGCCGTCGCCGCATCAACTCCCGAACCGGATCAAACTTGAAGCCGCCTCAGCCGGGTGGCGGTGCCCGCAAGAAGTCTTACTGTGCCCGATCGGCGGGACAGATGAAGAAGTTCCCCAAGGCAGCCAAGGATCCGAACAGTCGGCTCCGCAAGGCTCGCCGCAAATGGAAATGCTAACATGCCAAACGTAAACGGTAAGAAGTTCCCCTACACCAAAAAGGGCAAGGCTGCGGCCAAGAAGGCCAAGGGTTCCATGAAGGGTAAGAAGGCAGGTGGCTGCGGAAAGATGCCCAAGAAGCGAGGGTACTGATGGCAAAGAAGAAGACGGGCGGCAAAAAGGACGCTTGCTACCACAAGGTCAAGGGCCGTTACAAGAAGTGGCCGTCTGCTTATGCCAGCGGAGCCCTCGTCAAGTGCCGCAAGAAGGGTGCTAAGAACTGGGGCACTGGGGGCAAAAAGAAGAAGTGACCCCGGCATCTGAAATGATTTGTCCACGTTGCGGTAAGACGTGGAAGGAGTGCTGCTGCTGATGGCTAAGAAGAAAACTGGTCTTAAGAAGTGGTTCTCTCAGAACAACGGCAAGGGTTGGATCGACTGCAAGACGGGTAAGGCGTGCGGTCGCAAGTCTGCGAAGGGCGGAAGCAAGCGGCCTTACCCTGCTTGTCGTCCCACAAAGGCTGCTTGTACGAAGAAGGGAACTTCTGCGAAGAAGGGTCCTGCTCGTGTTTCTTGGAAGTCCAAGCGAAAGAAGTAGCCATGACTCCTGAACGTACACTCGAAGAACTTAAATTGATTCTTTCCCTTTCACGGGTAGCGGAATCAGATTTGATGTCGTTAATTATGCCTCTTACTGGCGATGCAGCCAAAGGGGGCTTTGGGCATCAAGCCCTTCGAGATTACGAGTACAAAGTTGGCATGAAGTCCGGGAAGTTCCCAAAGCCAAAAAGAGATGAGGCTCGGGGAATTGTGGGGCACGGTTCTATTGCGGATCTTGAGAAGGCTTACCCTGAGTTTAAAGAAGAAAGAGATCGTCTTATTGCTCTAGAAGAAAAGGCAAATAGAAAAAGAAATACACTTGCAAGAGCCCCTGAAGCAAGAGCAAGAAATCGCAAGGGTTCTACTAATCCGTTTTTGCGGGCTCGCCGTCGTCTTGTAGCCCAACAACTACAGCAGTTAAGAAAATCGACCGAAGGGATTCCGGGATCAGGTCGTCAGGCTGCTAAGTTTGAGATTCTTCGGCTACTTTCCGAGAGGCCCAAACATGCCCACAACCCTCTTATGACTATTGCTCAAAAGTTTAAAGGAGTTAGTCCTGATGACTATTTCATGGATCACTTTTATCCCGGTGATCCATATGAGTATGAGGATCTTAAAACCGGCAAAATGACTAAGGGGACGCCTGAAGGTCCGAATAAAGAAGAAGCACTTCGTTTGTCAGAAATAGATTCAAACGAAAGAAAGAATGAACTTCAAAAAGCAGCCTTATCCCAGCGGAGTCAAATAACTCCATACAGGCTACGCCGTATGACTGACAAGGATCTTGACTCTTTGTTGTCCGCAGGCTTTACAGATCCTCGTATCACCGCTCTTATTCTCGACGAAAAGAGGCAGCGTATTTCCGATGCCTTCAACCGGAACCAGACAAGAAGAGGTATGTTGAAGAGAACTGCGGCTCAGGCTATCAAGCCTACCCTTGGCTCTGCCCCGTCTAGTGGGGGGGACAAGGTCGCAAAGACAATGTTGAGGCTTCTATCAAGAGGAAGAATTAAGTGAAGAACATAGAGATTACATTTGACGCAAGAGCCCACGCCGCAGGTATGGGTCTTGTTCTTGGTGAGGACCATGAGATTCTGCCGGATTCCGAGTGGATCCTGTGGGCTCGACGCTTCAGCGGCATCGACGATCTCTTCGTCTATCACCACAAAACCGAAGGTACTTTTGTGTTGTCGAAGTGGATCTACCATCCGGAGCGAGACGGCGTTGGGATCGTGATGGAGTTGGAGGCTTTCCATGCTCCGCCCAACTGGTATCCCCCCACTCAGGAGTGGGTCCGTAATCGGCTTCGTCCTGCCCAAGAGATGGCAGAATCCATGAAGAAGGGAATCCGGGACAGGGCAAGGGCTAAGCGGCATATGGAACGAGACAACATTGAAGAGAAGCACCGTGTCGCCGACTGGGTAGGTAGGACTACCGGGGACGATGCAGCCGCCCAATCTATTCGTTCAAAGAAATGGGATAACAACGAGTCAGCAGAAACGTTAGAATTCAAGAAGGATCTCATGAACTCGGCTAAGGGCCGAATTATCACAGGCGGCACCTAATGAACCCACTCAATCTTCTACAACTTCTAAGCCCTATTCTTAGGCAACTTCCTCGTCAAGCCCGACAAGAACTAATGGATGGGTTGAAACTTGAAGCACGGGCGGGGGCTACTGCTAATCGTATGATTAGCAGGGGCTCTAATACGCACAAAAGTGCGATCCGAGATCCCAAGATTATGTTTGATGTTGCTGAAGACGGAAGCAAAATGCAGACTGATATTCTTGATATGCTTACCGACGATTTTGGGGGGAACTACAACCCGGACAAACTCGAAGACGCTAGAGATATTCTTTATAACATCATGAATAAAAGAATTATTAAGCGGAGGCGTTAATGCACAGCACCGGCTCATTTCTGTACACCGTCATTGAGCGGATCCGAGGCTACCTCGACGATCCCGACTTTGACGCCAAGTACGACAACGACTTCCTCGTCCGTCACATCATCAGCCCCACGATGGTGGATGTCTTATCTCGCGTCAACATGAACATGGATAATCCCGTGGTCATGCGGTTTGATTTTACTCCTGATTCAACTACGGAGTACTACCAACTACCCCCCAGCATTGGTGAGGTTTGGCGGGTAAGCAGGCGTGATTCTGATGGAAATATTTGTGATGACATTAAGCCTAGAACTGAATGGCATCCCAACGGTGTAGGTTGGGCTCTCGAAGGAAACATGCTCAGGTTTGATCCCAAACTTACGGATAATACATGGACTGTGTACTACGTCCCAAGCGGAGACGTTATGCCTCATTACGCTACTGGCGGAACTATGAGGGGCGATCGAAGCACATTGGTCATCGACGCCACGCCAACGCTTGGCGCTTCGGACCGAAGAGAAAACTCGTATGCAGGTCAAATCTTGCGGATCCTTCCCGACTCAGGAATGGTCGAAGAACGAGTGATCCAAAGCCACGACGTAGATCTCGGAGAAGTCACAACTCGCATTGCGTTTAACACTCCTCTGGAATCCAATGTAAAATATGAGATTGCACCTATTGGAATGCAGTCGATGTATGAGGCGATCTCTGCTGGTAGTGCTATGAAGTTGGGGGCATATCGAAAGATTACGGGAAGTCATTATCAAATGATCCTTCAGCAGTATCGTTCTGCCATCAAGACCGCAACTGATAACCTTGCTAATATGCAGATGCGGACTGGCAAGTCTTTCCATAAGAAGACGGTAGATAACCCGGCTTATGACGACCTGTTCTTTGCCGGATCTTGGAGACCATAATGACTGCCCGATATGACTGGACAATCAATCAGGGGGAGACTTCTAATCTCACCTATGTAAGGGCAGTCAGCGGTGCTGCTGCTGACTCTTTATATAACGGTACGACTCTTTACGCTAATTTTCGGATGCAAGTGAAAGACAAGTATGGTGGCACTTCTTCTCTTTCTATCTCTGGAGACGGCACTGCGATTCCTTTTTTAAAGAATCCTGACAGCCTCTCGGGTGGTGGCAACGCAGCAGATAGTTTGAACCACGGGAATTCAACGGTAAAGATCACGATTACCGCTGCTGAAACTGCTGCGATTGCAGCCGGTAAGTATGTTTATGATGTCGAAAATCATAACGGTTCTGGTGTTGTAGAGCGGATCTTGGAAGGAAGTTTGATTGTTAAGCCGGAAGTGACAACCGTCTAAAGAGAGCGATAATGGCTGATACTGTTACAATTTCTACAACTACGTTTGCTGTTACTCTTACCCAAGAAGCAAGCCAATCAATCAGTCTTACGCCTGCTGCCTCTCAATCGGTAACGGTTTCAGTTAGTGGGGGTAGTAGTTCATATACAGATTCTGAGGCTCGCTCGGCAATTTCTGTTACTGGTGCAGGGCTTAGTTACAACTCTACCTCTGGGGTTATCACTTATGCTCAAGCCGATGTGACTTTGTCTAAGGTTTCGGATTCAGGAACTACAGCATCTCTTAATACAGGTATTGCTCAAAACAACATTCCTAAGTTTACTCTTGGGGTTGCTGATGATGACTTTCTCCGAATTAACGGAACGCTAGTCGAGGGCCGGAGTGCATCCGAAACGCTGAGCGACATCGGTGCTGCTGCTGCAAGCCACAACCACGCGGCTGGCGACATTACCTCGGGAACCCTTGCGGTTGCTCGCATCCCGGACATTTCGACAGATAAGTTGACCAGTGGAACCCTTGCAGTCGCTCGCGGCGGCACGGGATTGACCTCGCTTTCGACGCTCCTCAACTCGAACACAACGAAGTCAGATGTTGGTCTTGGAAATGTGACAAACATTGAGGCGCAGCCGGTAGACGCAGACCTGACCGCGATCGCCGGACTGACATCGGCAGCAGACAAAGGAATCCAGTTCACCGGATCTGGTTCGGCTGGCGTCTACGACCTGACCGCAGCAGGCAAGGCGTTGCTCGACGATGCAGACGCAGCGGCTCAACGCACGACGCTCGGTCTCGGAACTGCGGCGACCTCAGCGACCGGAGACTTCTCGCCTGTTGCTGGAAGCAGCAGCATCGTCACGACCGGAACGATTGCAACCGGGACATGGAACGCGACCGCGATTGAGGACACCAAACTCGATCTGCGAGTCGATCACGGCGTGACGTTTGACGGGCAAGGTTCAGTCATCGAGTCCGCAAAGGTCGTACTCGTTCCCGTCGAGCGTGCCGGAGTCATCAAGGCTGCGACTCTGGTCGGTGATGCCTCTGGTGCGATCACGATTACGATCACGAAGTACGATCCAGCCGCAGACGCGACTACTCTCGGAAGTCCTTCGGCGGTTGGCACGATCGCACTCGCCACCAAGATCATCAACCGAGACACTACGCTCTCCGGCTGGACGCTCGCAGTCGCAGAAGGCGACATCCTCGCATTCACCACCGGCGGCACGATCGCCACCGTTACCCGTGTAACTTGCAAACTCAAACTGGAACTGGCATGACC